GCAGAGAGTAAATTAGTTTAAAGAGGACCGACCAAACGAGGCCTCAATGTCTCGAAAGGTCAAATACAAACAAGCGTTTGTAGTTCTCTCATCAATAGATCCAAGATGCATAGCAAAAACTTTACCATCAGGGGCAAAGATAGGAGCACCAGACACTCCTTTAGCACTACTATGTAAATGCTCTCCCCATGGTCGAGCAAATGTGGTAGAGCCCGGGGAAATCTTCATTTCAAACGATTTCAAATTAACGGGATCAGGAAAAAGTCCAACCAAAGAAGTTTGGTTGACATTCTGCTCAATATGTTTGCATGGCAAACTCTTAAATGGAAGAGCAGACGGTTTTTCAAAAAAAGAAATATCCCTTTCACGATCAGAGGACCTAAGAACCAACTTAGTATGGTTCTTTCCATTAGAAACATAGAGTAGTTCACCTGCATGGGCAGCAGTACATATGACATTGCCGATACAAAAACCGGTTGCAATCAAATTGCCTGCTATATCCAGTAATGGAACCACTCCCTTAGTAAAAACGCTAAGAGAAATGGGATTAGAGCCAGTTATGGTTGCTTCAGGCTTAATAGCATTAGCAACCTTAACAGCTTTCTGTTCTTTTTTATAAAGCTTGTCACGTTCACGTTTATCTCTATTGCGTTTCTTCTTCTCTTCTGGAGTCAACACCTTCTTCAAAGGGACAGGGACATCTTTCGATTTACTTCCTTCCTGATCTATTCTGGACTTAATAGCAGTAAAAAAACGAGCTTTACTGTCAAATTCTTTTTCTTTCTCAACGAGCTGAGCCAGAACATTAGGAGGAGTTTGCTCAGGATTTTTCATAAAATAATTAATAACATGCGCACTCAACCCATCTTTAGTATAATCTGAACTTGTACTTTCACGATAATACTTACTATAATACGCATCCACCATTTCACTAGTGACTTCATCGCGAATTTCAATTGGATTAAAAAATCTAATTGTTTTAGTCTCGCAATTATGTATAGTAATGGTCTCGGGCATTGATTGGGCTTTAGGAACCTCAGCTTTAGGAACATTAGCAACTTGACTAGATTGCATTAAAGCTTCGCTATCATAGTTGTTGTTATTATTGCTTCGGTTTCTAGCATTATTTTTAACGTCCTCAGAAACATCGGGCTCATCCATAAAATCTGCCCAATTAGCAAACTGTCCTGCCGCAGCAACACGTTTTTCTGCAGCAATCCACTCGTCATAAATTTCAGCTTCACTCTTCTTAGAATATTTCTGCCTGGCATAAGATTCGCGCTCAGCTTTAGCCTGAGAACTGGCCAAATTTCGCTCAGTAAATTCTTTTTCAAAATCTTCCTCAAGCATCCACAAACGATTTTGATAATCATCTTCAACGCCCCATTCATAACGGGCACTAAAATCACGATGATCATAATTATCATAATCATTCTGGTCACGTTCTAAGAAGTCAGCACTTGCACCAATCTTATTTTTATCTTTTTTTCCTTTCTTTCCTTTTTGCTTTAGTTTACGGGTCCATTCTTGCTCATACGTGTCAGTTCTAACGGCACGTATTTTTTTGTCCTTTGTTTCAACAAAGGTCCAATAACCAGGCAAAAAAAGTTTTTTCCTAAGATCAAACAACTGGGAAACACCACCGTTTGTAAAAACAGCCAAAGGCTTCCTCTTATAAACAACTAAAGAAGAAGAATGCGTCGCTTCAGCATTATATCGAAAAACTTTACTGAACCACTGATAGGGTTTTTTACGATGAACATAAATAAAAGCACAAATAGCACCAAAAATAACTGATAGTATCATAATATAGATACCAAAAGACAAAGTCGGATTCGTTTTAACAAACGAGGAATATAAAAGCACCCATTTAAACCAAGTTTTTTTGCACATAATACAAAAATTACAAACAATTCCAATTTCATCATCATCAGTTTCATCCTTGACTCTACTAAGATCCGCCAGCTCGTTTTTCATCTCAAGCAAACGAGCTTCGGAAGGAATAAAGTAACCAAGAAATTTCTTTTTCCACCAAGGCATACCATCCCATAGGGCATCAGACGAGGCATCAATAACCTCACTTTCTTCCAATTCCATATCATCAAGCTTATTATCACTAGGCTTGCGAATGGTGTTGAGACCCTTGCCGGAATGGTCTCCAAAATTTTCTTCTTCTTTATGTTTTTTTTCCATCACTAACAGGAAATTGAGGTTCCATAGGAAAACCCTCAGCATCAATACGACCCTCCGCATGAGCATCAGCAATGATCTTATGCTCAACACTAAGCTGGGCATGCAACCGGGCAGTTTCCTCATGAGTAAAGCACCTGGAATGATGGGAACAGCGCTGATCAGCGCAATCTTCAACATCTTCAACACAATGGTGCCACTGTTCCTTACCATCATCTACAGTTCGCCAGCCATAGCCTTTTCCATGAAAAGTTTTTCTTGGAACTAGGCCGAGACCCGCACGTGAGGCAGAAACAAAATGAACGTCTTTGAGACCAAACAAATTAAGTAGTTCATCAAACAAACTACCAATATTGTTAAGCAACTGCTTACCAGTAGATAAAATTCTAAAAGCATCAAGAGCTTTCTTTGAAAACTTGGCCAAACCAACTAATATAGTCAAACTGGTAAACAACATAAGAGCACGTTCAATAACGTTAAGAAACCAGTCGATTGAATAACGATCATTCGACTCAGGGCTATACTTACGACTTATAGCTTTACGCATACGGCGCCAGCCACAATAAAATCCAATAAGAGCAGCAAATATGAAAGTTTTATCCATCAAATGATTAATCCAATGAAGTTCTCTCACACCCACCCAAACTTGACCCAGAGCTAACTTTCTCCCATAACGAAAAGCTCCTGCCCACAATAACCAACTGAGCAGAGATATAACCCAATTAAGAGGGTTGGAAACAGTAATGAATATAGCCACGGAATTTAATACAGCCCAACTAGACAAAAAACTCAAAGCACTACCAAGACAAAGAACTGTAATATATATACAAGACTCAAGTCCAAGCACAACGAATTTATGGCCTAAAGCAACAGGATTATACCATGGAATATCA